GGGGCCGCGCGGTGATCAAGAACATCGGCTTCATGAAATTCGCCAATGGCAACGTCTGGTATCAGAAGTACGGTGCCAGCGGCGGACCGGCGGCCGCCATGGGCTTCATCTATGATTACGATTTTCAGGTTTTCGTAAGGAATCCGCGTAAGGGTGGATACATTGACAATCTCGCGAGGCCGTCCGGATTCTGAAATTAGTACAGTTCTTTTATTAACAGAAGAATTCTTCCGCAGTCTTCTTGCCCTTTCGATGGTTGCAACGGCGGCATGCCGGAACGAGGTTTTCGATTTCGTTTGTGCCGCCGCGAGATAGCGGGAGTTTGTGATCGAGTGTTCGTGTCTGCTTGGTGAGGATTGTCGCACAGTAGAAACACTTGAACTCAAATTTCTTTAGCAGTGCGAGCCACTCAGAGGCCGTGCAATACAGGCGGACGTTGTAGCGTTTGGCACGTTGAATGAAATTGTGCAAGGTGCGTCGGTCCCTGTCTTCTTTCCAGCGCCGAGTGTCAATTTCATGGTACTTCTCTGGATTCTGGGCGCGGTCCCTCGCGATGGCAGTGTTTATCTCATGCTTGTGCTGATGATAGTAGCGCCTGCGACGAGCCTTCTGCTGTTCCAGATTTAATAGGCGCTCTTTCGCGTAGCAGCGTTTCTGGGCGACTCTTCGTTTTGTTCGATTCTTGGCGTAATACTTGCGGCCATGCTTTTTGTACCAGCGGTCCTGCATCGCTTTGGCCTTTTCCGGGTTGGCTTTCCGCCAAGCGTAAAGTTTGGCGTTGAAACGTTCGCGGTTTCGTGACCTCCATTTCTTCGTGTGGGCATAGGCACGGGCTTTGTTTTTCTTGGCCCACTTCTTGATGTACGCACGATGATATGCGCGGCGCTTTTCTGCGTCCTTGAAGGGCATAGCGAGATTATACAGAAAACCCGTGAGCCACGACACGCCAAAATGGGCAGCAAAAATTATCCTGGACGCCGGCGGGAAGAATCCGCGCGGCGATTCGCTCTATCGCCTGATCTGGGGAGCGAATCGGCTTTCCTGGGTCGGCGGCAAATGGATTGATCGCGACCCGAACACGAAAGAAGTAATCCGCCGCGTAATCGAGGTGCGGCAGTTTCCGAAGTATTCGCACCTGGGTATGAACAAGTGGTACGTGGAGCGCTGGTATCCGCCGGAACATTTCGGCAGTCGCGCCCGCTGGGAAGCGCTGACGTTTGAAAACGAAGACGGCATCCGCGTCGCTGCGCTGGGCCCGTACCCCGAAAACGGCGACTACGACCACTTCTACACGATGGAAGGGGAAGACGGAGAGTACCGAGCATTGACGCATGGGCGCGTGAATTGGGTTGCGTCCGTGATCCGCACAAGTGAAGCGGCATATCAAGAGCGCGTCCGTGCGATGCGTGAGGCGGCGAAGTCGCACTTGGAACTGGAATTCAATCTGACGCCCTCACAGTTACGCGAAAAGCAGGAAGCGGATGCGGCACCGGATGCCGAGGATCTGGCTTTACTGCGAGACAGGCAAAAGCCTTTCGGGAACGAGCCGATGATCGTTGTTCCGTAGAGATGCCAGCGGGCCGGGTTGGCCCGCCTCAATGCAGGCTTTTTACTGTTCTCCTGCGGCGTGAAAGAACAGGACTTTCTGGTTGTCATGAGATGGACAGAAACAGAGAAAGAGTTGAACGCGCCGCTTGTCACGGCCTACGGCGAGCACTACGCCGAGCGTTTATTTCTGTTTATGAAAGAAGCGCGCTCCGAGGCTCAACCGGGCGACAAGGTTATCTCCACGCACGCCGATGACTGTCCGTGGAAAAAGAAGAAACGCTGCACTTGCGATGTGAAATTCGAGATTTTTCATCTTCCGCATGGAGTGAATTGAATGGCCAAGACAGGCTCAGCAATCGCACTGCCCGAACCGACAAAGCCGCTGGTGCTGCCCGTAGAGACAGCTACGCTGGTGAATATCACCAACATCAAGCTGCCGATCGCGATGTTCACCTACGGCAACTACACGATTCCTTTCTGCCGGCCAGGCATACAAACCATGCGCGACGTGGAAGGCAATGTCGACGTGCGAGAGTGCGAGCCTGGCGAAGAGTGGGCGGCGATGAAGATTCAAGCGGCCCGCGGCACCATCGACTATGGCGAGCAGCATCGCAATGAATACGTGATCCATGGGCGCGAGATTGCGCTGGACCTGGCCCGCATGTGCAACAGCGACCTGACCGGATTCGATTCCGATCAGATGGGTAACGTCAACGACGAGAAGGCGCAGAGCTTTGCGGGTATCTTCCTGGCCGACGGTGACGAACCGACGCAAGAAGAACTTTTGGAGATGCGCGATCTGCTGCGCATGTCGGACGGTGTGCTGGTGGCGGCTGGCCATCGCGCTTGGGATCAGTTCGGCAAACCCGACGTGATCCACGAAGGCTACAAGCGTGCGGCTCGGCGCCTGGGCGTCACGGCGGATTGGCTCTACTCCATCTACAACGTGCCCGACTGCCCGCACTGCGGCAGCAAATTGAAATCAGCTACGGCGACGGTTTGCGCGACCTGCCACCGTGACCTGCCCGAACGCGCCGCCATTGCCGCGCAGAACGCACAGGAACGCACAGAGCAATCCGATGCGAAGCCCCGAAAGGGGCGGAAAGCGGCTGCCTGAGGTTCTGTGACCAAATGGGCCCAAGTACTTCTCCTATCGCTCCTCTCTCTCTTTCTCGCCAGTAGTGCCTCCGCACAAGGTAGCTTTTTCACTGGAAATGCTTGGCGCTACACGCCATCAGGGATCTTCGCGGCCAGTGGCGCCACCGTAACCGTCTGCACGGCCCTTGGCTCGGGCACTCCCTGCACTCCTACCATTTCGCTTTTCAAAGACTCTGCACTTGCTTCCCCTGTCAGTAATCCTCTGCCTGTTTGCTCTGGAACCCCTCCGCAATTCGGGTGTGTGGATGGGCTTGGAAATTTCTCTTTCTACGCTTCCACGACTGGACCTTACGTTTACACGATCACCGGAGCGGGGTTGACTGCTTACGGCCCAATCCCGATCTTCTCATCGCTCAGTCCAGCGCAGGCCAACAACTTCACCGCCCCGCAAACCTTCAGTAAAATCAACGGTGCCTACGTTCTGGACGGAACGAAGTATCCAGCAACTCAAGCTGGATTTGCGCAGCTTATAAGCGATGCTCCAGCAGGGGCGGAAGTGTTCATTCCAGCGAATACCGCAGTCTCTCTTACGAGTTCGATGGGAATTTCTAAAAACCTAAACGTCCACTGCGGGAACAAATGGACTTCGGTTATCTCCGGGCCGGCAGGTGCGGCGCAGTTCACCATCACTGGTACGATTCAGAGCCTCGATATCGTCAACTGCAATCTGAATAACGCCGGACAGGTGCTCGATACTACCGGCGCGACGACTTCGGAAGGCCGCTTCATATTCGAGAATAATTTCGTCAATCACATGACGAATGCAACCGGAGCCTTTGTGCTTGGCCATGCGACCTACTGGGATTCGTTCTACAAGAACAATTTTTCGACCAACGTCTCCTCGATTTTCATCAAGGATAATTCTGACACTGTAATCTCGGACAATGAGTTTGAGTTTCCGCAATCGGGCTGCTCGATCACCATCCAAGGCGGCAATGTTCACGTCGTTCACAATACGTTTATCTACGGCTCTCCGAACGGAACCGGGACTGCCGCTGACATCTGCTTCAACCCTAAAACCGGACTGCTAAACGGTGCAGAATTCATCCAAGACAATAAATTTGGCTCCGAGGGTGAAGTAGCGAACCGCCTCAAATTCTCCGTGTCAGGAGATGCGGGGCAGATTTTTGGGGATACGCGAGTAACGGGAAATTACTTCGGTTGCTTGCAGGGCAATACAGTAATCCAATTCGCCAACCAAATCCATGACTGGTACTTTGGCGCGGGAAACATCTACAACAACTGCGGCAAGATCATTGACGACGCTTTCACGCCCGTAAACGGGAATCTAGGGGCATCGTCTATTTTTGATTCGGGAAACGTGATCGTCAACTCCGGGCCTACGGCGGTACAGCTCTTTACGAACGGCGGGCGGGAATTCGGGCAGGTCGTACCGCCTCTACTGACCTCGGATGTGCATCAGGCAGTTGGCAACATCTGGCCGCGTGACAATGAGTCGAATGTCGGACTTCGCAATCGGCTGACGCAATCGGAAGCATTCACAAATGTCGCTTGGGTAGCGTCAGGCGGGACCATCACGCCAAGCTGCGGCGTTACTGACCCGTGGGGTACGACCAGAGCTTGCACGCTGACCACGACTAATTCCACTTCCAACATCTCAGCAGGCATCGACACTACCTCGCTCGGGAATTCTGTCGTAGTCACATTCTGGGCGCAATCGGGAACCGTGAATCTGCTCGAAGCTGCGCTGAACGATAACACCGCTGGCGTTTCTCAGCCGGACCCGCCAGCGTTCACGCTGCAATCGACTTGGCGGAAGTTAAAATTCAACGTGAACGGCATAAATTCTGCCCACACATTCTCGCTGCTTTTTCTTCCCAAGGGAACCGGCACGCTAAACATCTGCTGCGCTCAGGTAGCAGACCGAGACACGGATTACATCCCTACAGCGGGAGCAGCAGTAACCAGCACGGCGGGCAACCGTTACGAACTCGTTGCACGATATGCGAAGGGAGTTGGGTTTGAAGGAACTACCAGTGGATTAATTACCCTAGTTCCGGCGAACGCTGCGACCGGAACGCCGACGATCAAACTTCCATTCAACACCGGCACACTTCCAACGGTCTATTCATGCGGCACGACTACGGCCTGCGCCAACACTGACCCAGTAGGAAATCTGCACATTGAGTACGGCAGTGTGGCGCTGGCTTCAGGCACACCCTCTACGGCAACGATTACCGGGATGACGGCATTCGCCTCTTCAACCAGCTACGTCTGCACGCTGACGAACGCGACGACGCAGGCGAATCCAGTAAAAGCGGCGAACGTATCAGGAACAAGCTTCACGATCACCGGACCGAACACAGTGACTGACACAATCAATTATCAGTGCGTGGGGAACTAGCGCAACACGGCGCTAAATCATGCGAATGGCCCGATGGAACATCTCTCTATGAGCTTTCTTGGTCTCCTCGATCGAAGGAACGTCACGGGCGTAACGATAGGCATTGCCAGCCAGGACTCGATATGTTTCTAAGTCGCAATCGACGCAGAATTGCAAGGCTCGTTTCCAGGCGTTCAAATCATTCAGCGGCGGAAGGAACCCGGCCATCCTCTTTTGCAGGTCCTCCCAGGGCGTCACTTCGTCGCTCAGAAGCACGGGAATGCCAACGGACAGAGCTTCATAAATTACATAACCGAAATTCTCCCCAAACGTGGGGAAGAGAAAGAACTCATATTTCGCAAAGGTGCCTGGTACCTCTGCGGAAGCAATCGCTCCGCAATAATTCACTGAAACGTGCGGCGGGAGGGCATCGATCTCTTTCTGGCAGGTTTTCCAGTGACGCTGGTCTTCTTTCGGCCCGTAGATATCCAGCGTTGCTTTCCCTGAGACTGTTCCGAGCAGGCGAATCGCAAACGGTAGATTCTTTTTAGGGCTGATGCGAGAGATGAATACGAAACGCGCACAACCGGGTTGCTTCAGGGTTGAGTCGCTCATGGCGCGAGAGTCTATACCCCTGATAAGCAGAGAGTCAATAGAACGGAGTTTTAGGGCCGGAGGCCCAGATTAAATGCCGAATTATATAAATCCTCCCACGCAGACGCCGATAGCGATTTCCGTTGGCGAGCAAGTCGTTGCTTTCAATGCCGAGCAGCCTGCGGTCCCACAGGCCAGCATAGAATTTGCGCTGCCTCCAAACCCGCGAACGCTGGGGGCCGCTTTGAGTGTGGAAGTCAGCTTTTCGGGCGCGCCCGGCGTTTTTGAAGTGGATCTGCAAGAGGCGGACACGGACGCGGACGCCAATTTCGTCTCCAACGCGACGACGATTACGGCGGTAAACGCTGGCAATGTTGGCAGGCAGGACTACGCGAACATCACAGGGCAGTTTGTTCGGATATTGCTGAAGACCCGAACCAACGCGGTTAACGCGCTGATAAAGATCACCCGCAAGGCGTGACATGGCCAAAACGTGGCAAATTTCGGTTACTTCCGGCTCGCCCACGGCGATTTCGGTAAAGTCCACCACCTGCAAGATCGTGCGCGTGATGGAGAACCGCGGCGTGGTTGGGTGGCCAAACACGGATCTGCTGATTATGAAGCCCACATCTGCGGATACGCCCGTGCGAATTCCCCCGGGGAGCTATCCGTTCCAAAAGAGCCAAGGGCCATACCAGGCCGGCGAAGTGGCTGGCTATGTTCAGACGGTAGTAGGCACTACGACACTTGATGTGGACGAAGATTCCCCATGAGGGTTACGCACAAAACACATCCCGCGTATTTTCGCTGGCCACACGCGAAATTATCGACACTCGAAAAGCTTGTCGGATTCCGCGTGCGCGACGACGACTACGTAAAGTATCGCAGGGAAGCGGAGGAAGCATGCCCCGAAATGACCCGCGAGGAGCGGGATGCCTGGGCGGCTCATATTGCGCGAACTCATCCCGGTTTCCATTCTCATGCAACGCCGGAAAAGCATCAGGAGCAAGGCTTCCATCGCCGCCATGCGCATGTCACTGCGGCAAATTTTGTCCTTCTGATAGTTGTGATCGTTCTCCTGTTCTTGCTGCTTGTCCGTCCTTCCAAGGCCGAGCCTAATCCGAATCTGCATTATCGCTACACGCGCAACGAAGTGGCGGCTACGTTTGGAATGGGCGACGGGATTACGCCTATTTACCCGTTTCAGTTTGACGCCAGCAATTTCCTGAAAGTGAACTGCATCACGGGATGCTCTGCAACTTCAGGCTTTACCGACAACAGCGCGTACACGGTCGGAACATCAACGATCAATGTCATCGGCGCTTACTTCACCTCGGGAGCCGACCCCGCCTGCACGACAGGAAACGCCTGCCGGATGCGCGTAGATGCATCGAGCAACTTGCGCGTGAACTGCATTGTGGGCTGCGCTGGAGGCTCCACGACTCCCGCCGACACGTTCACTAATCCCGCCACGGCCGGGCTTCAATTTGACTTGCTGGCCGGATTTGACGGCACGACATGGGACAGGCTGCGTTCATCTATCGCCAATGGGCTACAGGTGGATGTAACGCGAGTCCAGGGCAACGTCGCTGTTACCGGAACATTTTTCCAAGCTACGCAGCCAGTGAGCTGCACGGCTGCAAATTGCGCAATCAATGAAGCCCAGGTAGCCGGAACTGCAAAGAGCGTCAACAACGGCACAACGGACGCCGGTACAACGCGAGTCACACTTTCGAGTGATTCAACCGGCCAAGTCAAAACAACGAACTTTCCTGCGACGGTAGACACGAACACGGGGAATGCCTCGCCGAGCACGCCGCGAGTGGTTTTGGCAACTAACCAACCGGCCGTCCCTGTCACAGGAGACACGAACGGTTGCGACGGCGCGACGGGTTCTGCAGTGCCTGCAAAAGGTTGCTATACCGGCAGCAACCAAGACGGGAATCTAGCGGGCATTATTACGTGTATCCACTATGCGAAAGACCGCTCTACGACCGCTGATGTTCAGCTTGTTGCTGCTTCTGGTACGACGACGATCTACATTTGCGGGTATTCCATTTCGGGCGAATCTTCTACAGCCAGTGATGTGAACTTTCGTTATGCGGATTCCGCGAGTTGCACGACAAATCCAGTGGACATCACGCCTCCTGTAACCATTCAAGCGGCTGCTAGCGTAGGGCCTATAGGAAAAGTCATTCCACCGGGGATATGGTCGGGTTTGAAAACAGCAGCAACTGGGAAGCAAGTGTGCGCACATCGCAGCGCTGCGCAGCAAACGGAGGTTGAGCTGTGGTACGGGCAATTCTGAGCATGGTTTGGTGGACGCAATTCTGATGAAACGACTCTTTCTCACTTTCGCGTTATTGCTTGTGGCGATTCCCGCCTTTGCCGCTGCTCCCACACTGTCGCAACACGCAAGCAACTTCTCCAATGCCACTACCACGGTAAGCGCGACATTTCCAAGCGCCCCGGCCAATGGAGATGTTGTAATCGCGTGCGGCGGCGTCGGTGGCTCGGGCGTCACCATGAACACGCCGACCATGACGGGCGGCACGTTTACCTCATGGACCTCGATAGCGAATGGCGCAAATGGAACGGCTCAATGCTGGCTAACCGGAACAGTGTCAGGGGCGGGGACTTCGGTCGCGCTTACCAGTAGCGGTGCGGCAGACATCCATCTTCACGTTTTCGACGTTTCTGGGCAGGCCGCAAGCCCAAAGGACAATCAGGGCGCAGCCAACTCCAGTGCGAATCCCGCTACGGTTACTTCAGGCGCGACCACGACCGCAAACGATTTGATTATCCCGTTTTTCTTCGACAACGCCAACAACCAAACACTTACTGCGGGAGCCGGGTATAGCTCGGTAGACCAGAGCAATAACACAACGGGCGGCGACGTGGGTTTAAGCGAGCAGAAAACGGTTGCCGCTACTGGAACACAAACCGCAACGGCGGGCGGAAATGCTCTGGCGGACACGCTGCAATGTATTGTGCTGGCTGTCGCAGGCACCGCAGGCGGTGGCGGCGGCACAACTCCACCCCCGCAGATGATGTCGCTGGGAGTAGGAGCGCTGGCCTATTCGATAAACGAACCGAACCTGCTGGGATTTCAGGGCTGTTTGTCGAACGATCCAACGTGCACGATGGAAGCGGATCTTTGCGACGAGAAAGCAAACTGCCTGCATTTTCCGGTGGGGAGTCACACGCTGGCGCTGAATTTTCTGAAAGCGGGAGTGCCGACACAGGTGGCTACTTCGACATTCCAAGTTACGGTGCAATGACTCTCAACATACCTCCAGGGAATTCGCGCGAACTCCGAACCGTGAGCAAGAAATGGTGGAGGGAATTCCTTGAGTGGCTGGATCAAAAGTGCTAGCGCGAGCGGCGTTTCTGTTTGCCCTTGGTGCCTGAAGCCGATCCGTTTTCCGATTGGCTTTGAAGTCCCTGAGATTCTGAAGTGTCAACTCTGCGGCGGAATGTGGGTGATGATCGCCCCACCGAAAGAGTCCTCCGTACCAACAAAGCCATGAAGCGCCTTCTTTTCGCGGCCGCACTGCTGTGCTCTGGCTGCGGAGTGAAGCACGTCCAGGTGCGGCGCGGAGAAGTAGTAATCGACAACGATTGCATTCAGAAGCTCGAGAAAACAGACAAGACATTTTGTCACGGGCCAGATGGCGCGCACGTGAAGTGCGAGAACGTCCAGCTTGTGCGCGACTACGGGTGTGAAAAGTTCCAGGTGAATCAAAAATCGAAGGAGAAAAAATGAAGAATCGATTCGCAATCGCATTTGTTTTGTTTCTGGGGTTGGCTGTCGCTGCTACGGCGCAGACTCCAGCGCCGGCCGTTTTGCCCGATGCTCCGCAGGCGAAAGTAGTACTGGGCGCATCGGCCATCGGGTTCAAGAGTGCTGGCGGCACTCACAGCGGCATGGCGCTATACGCTGGACTGCAAGTGACGCCGACGATCACGGCGAGCTACGAGCAGGTCAACGTCACCAGCATCGGCTATCGCTACCAGTTGGGCATGGTGACCTACAGCAATTCGTTCGATAAGTTTCTCGGAAAGAAAATCACCAGCCATACCCTGATCGACTGGTCTAACTACGTTGTTACGGCGGGATGCGGCGCCGGACACCTACTGACTCCGACTGGCAACCACATTGCCGAGTCGTGCTTGGGCTCGCTGTCGTATCCGCTGCCTGGCGGTAAGGCCAGCTTGCAAGTGATCAGCTACCAGTACATCCACGCGCCCAGCATGTCGGGCACTATCCAGACTAACAATCAGCAACAGACCACGACCGGCATCATGTTTCACCTGTTCTAACCAGGAGGATGAAGCCCATGGACAATCCGCAATCACAGAGCGCAACCAGCACGGAAACTAAACTTCCCGTCATTTGCCCGCACTGCAAGAAGGGCTTTTGGGCGAAGTTCGGCCACGTCCTAAAGGAAGTCGGAATAACCGCCGCGGAAACGGCGGTTGAAATCGCGGCTCCTTCCAACTTCGGCGGATCAGGCGGATGAAGCGGATTGCATTTCTCTTTTTCCTCGCGGCTTCCACTGCCTTCGCGTGCGGTTCGGAGCGATGGAGCGTAAAAACGCTGACTGACAAAGACGCAGCGCGAATCAGTGAACAGCCTCTCACCGCAACCATAGAGGATCTGACCAATATTCCAGCGCCGGCGCGCAGCGCCATGCCGAACGATGGTCGCCTGGGACCGGAACTGCACACGTACCTTGTGACCGGCTACCTGGTGGGCTTCAAAAAAGAAGCAGACGAGGATTTCCACATCGTAATCGCGGACCTCGACAATCCAAAAGCCACGATGGTTGTCGAGATGGCTGCCCCGGACTGCGTTGGCGACGATTATCAGAAGCAATTCGCCACTGAGCGCGAGGAGTGGGAAAAACGTTTCGGGAAAGCTACTGCGAAATTCAAGGACGTGCATGCCCACAAAATCAAGGTGCAGTTCGTGGGCGTCGGCTTCTTTGATTTTATCCATGGGCAGACCGGCGTAGCGAAAAACGGATTCGAGCTGCACCCGGTGCTGGCCTGGGAGGAAGTGTTTTTCCGGCCCGTGAACGCGCACGAGATTTTAGCGGTTTCAAAAGGAGAAGCAAATGCCACTAGCAGTCAGCGTTGACCCGAGGAACATTGACGCGAGCGGCGACAACCTGGTTATCGCCGTCGCGCTCATCACGCCATCGGGAGCTTACCCGACGGGCGGCGACACGATGGACCTGACGCCGGTGATGCAGCAGGTGCCGGGGACGGAGATCGTGCAGGTATCCGTGCCGGATACGAATAGCCCAAACAATACGGCCTTTGGGCAGATTGGCGGCTACTACGTGCCACAGGGCCAGCCGGGACCGCAGGGCGGCAACCAAAACGGCAATCCCGTGACGGCCTACAACGCCTGGAAGCTCAAGGCCTTCAGTGCGGGTGGCGCAGAGCTGGGTGCCGGTGCCTATCCGGCGAGCGTGCTTGCGGACGTGATTACGGTCGAAATCAAAGTCCGCAAGATGATCTAGTGCTGACCCTGAAACATCTCGGCCTCATCGAGGGCGCCAAGAGCCTCAATGATGTTCCGCCCGCATATTTGGCGGAAACCCTGCGCGCCCTGATGAACGCACATAACACCATGACGAAAAAAACCGGCGTGAGCGATACTCCGTTACCGGCTCCGCCGAATATCCGCGCCATTGCGGTGACCGCGCAAAATGGGCAGTTCAACATCACCATCACGGACCCCGACGGGCAAGCGCAAGCCAGTCTCGGCTTGCACTATTTCTTGGAGTGGGATACGACTCCCGCGTTTGCGAATCCGACCGTGGAAGACATCGGACCCGCCCGCGGAGAGTCGCTGCAGCTCGGCAATCAGACGCTCTACTGGCGGGCTTACAGCCAGTTCCGGCATTCCCCGATCAGCCAAAAAATCGCCTACGGCGGAGCCAATCCTATAGCCGTCGTGGGAGGCGGCGCCGCTACGCCTCCGCCACCGGGCGGGGGGAGCGGCGGAAGCGGCGGGGGCGGCGGGTTCGGTGGGGGCAGTCGCATAGCGCTCAGCCAATAGCCATGCTTGAAGAACTGCCAGCGCGAATCCGTGAACTGCGAAGAATACGGCATAAAACTTGGCGGGATCTTGGCGTCAGTCGCAGCTTTGAGTCCAGAATCGAAATGGGCGGCATGGCGCCAAGCCTCGGACTTCTTGAGAGGCTGGCAACGGCGCTGGAAGTGAGCATGTGGCGGTTCTTTCTGCCGGCGGAACAGTGGGATGCCATGCTTGCCGCGGAGGAACCGTTTGCGTTGGAGGTGGCACCATTCTTGAAGTCATTGAGCGCGGAGCAGAGAGCATACATCTTGAAAGTTCTGGAAGCAGCGCCAAAACAGACACCGTGGACAGGCCGCGGCCGACACTCCGCGCCTACCAATCAAGCGACCTCGAGCGGTTGAAAGCGATTTACGCGAAGCAGGGCTTTCCTTACGAGTTTCCAGATTTAAGCGACCCGGTATTTGCGGTTAAGTGCGTCGCTGAAGATGGTGAGCCGCAAATGGCCGCGCTTCTCCGCGTAACGGCGGAAGCTTTCCTGCTTGTCGACCCGGATTACGGTACGCCGCGTGATCGGTGGCGGATGCTTTTGGAACTGCACGAATCCGTGCGCTGGCAGGCAAGAGAACTTGGGTTGCAGGACGTGCATGCGTTTCTTCCGCCGGAGCTCGGTAGGGGCTTTGATCGCAGACTTGGAAAATTGGGTTGGACTCAGGACGCCTGGCGATGCCTAAACATTCGTATCCGATAGGGAGTGAAGTGCTGTGGCTGTTGTTCGGGTTTGGATTGGTGTGCGTGTTGATCATGGCGTTGCTGTGGTGGATTTTGCGTGACGTGCAATTCTAAGAGGGTAACTCTACGGGACGCGGCGAACAAAAACAGGTAAACAAAGAGAGTACGAGTCTCTTCAACACGGAGACCGCCAACGCGACCGCTGCAAATCCCACTGCAGGCTACAACAGCCTGCTCGCCAACCCTGGCCTAACGCCCACGCAGAAAGCCGCACAGACCAACGCCACCGAAGGCGGCGTAGGAGCGGCCTTTGGCAGCGCGGAAGAAGGCGCGGTCAATCGTGCGGCAAGAACCAACAACACGGCCGGACTGACGTCGACAGAAGACGCGCTGGCACGGGACCGCATGGCCACATCCGGGAATCTGGCGGCGAAAAACGAAGCCGGATTCACGCAGGCCGAGCGCGCGGACCGCAACTTAGCATTGGCGGGCAAGGCCGGCGTGTACGGCACAAGTCTTTCCGGCGCGAACAGCACGCTAGGTACGCAGGCCCATAACGCACAGACACCCGGCTTCTGGGATCAATGGGTCCTGAATGCGCAAAAGGGTGCTGCTGATGCTGCCTCTGCAGGAGCATTCGGATAAGCGATGGCTTTAGACTTTTCCACTATGCCGCCTGCCACGGGCGTCGACCCGGCAGCAGAGACTGACGAGCAACGTCGCCAGCGCCTTGCGCGCACCATGCCCCCTGCAATCTCTGCACAGCCACGATCTGCCCCTTCTACGCCTGCAACCGCCGCGCCGCCCACTGCGGCTCCCAGTGAGCGTTCCGCAGCGTTATCCAAGCCATTGGAGGGCAGGGACAAAGAGTTGGCGCTCGGTGCGACCTCGCAGCCGACCCTGCCGCCTGCGCACGTGATGGAGAAACCCGCTGCGCCGGATTTGAACGCTATGCCGCCGCTACCCGGGTATGGCGAGGGATTGAAAGTCACTCCGGGCCAGCCTGCCAAGCCTGCATCGTTCGGAGAAGCGAGCGCTCCCGCCCCTGACCGCAATGTGATGCCGCCCGTCAATATCGGGCCCGCACAGCAGCGCTTCCAAGAATTGACTGAGAAAGGGCCGCCCCAGCCAAAATGGTGGCAGCGAGCCTTGGAGGTTGCAGGAAGCCTCGCACCGTTCGGCCTGGCAGTCGAGAAACAGCTTCCCTTTACGCCCATCGGCTATCAGGCTGCTCTCCGCGCGGCCAAAGGAGGAGCCGAAGGGGAACAGACCGTCGCCAAGGGCGAGCGCGAAGCTCAAGCGGCTCCCGCCGAAGCGGAACTCCATCGACGCAATGTTGAAAGCGAAATCTCCTCACGTGGAAACAAGGACGAAGCCGCGCTCGCAAAAATAGGCATGAAGCGCGGGCCGGACGGCGAAATCGTTCCAGACGAAAACTCTGAAATCCACAAAGCCCAGCAGGCGAAAATCACGCAGGCCGAAGAGACGCAGAAGAGTATCGGAGCGTTGCGCCAAGCGCAGACGGAACTCGCACAGGCCCGGACAGAAGTTGAAAACGCCAAGAACGATCCGAACTCGCCCGCCTACAAGGCGGCGCAGCAAAAATTGCAAATGGCGCAGCGTGCGCACGACATCGCGGCGCAGAATCTGGGACTGCATCAGGCAGAGTTTGCGAACAAAGTACAGGAACAGGAATTGATTAAGCCCAGCGGCCAGAGTCAGAGTCGCGGGAGCGCGGCGCAGACCGTCCTGAATCTGTATGACCGTCCCGGTAAACCGGGATTGGAAACACTGGTGCGCAAGAACGCATCGCAGATGGGCCCGCTGATTGGGCGCGTAAACCGCGGCGAAATGGCGATCGGTGATCTTCCGCCCGACATCGGGGAGCTCGTCACCGCAATGGAATCGTTTTACGCGCTGCAACCCGCCGTACACGGATTCCGAAACGTGGAGTTTGTAAAGGACTTCAAAACAGCGATGGGCTCTCTTGAGCGCGATCCCGAATCATTTATCGCTGGCATGAAGGGATTGCGCCCAACGCTCGAGAGCGTGCGCGACGAAGGGAAGACATCGCATAAACGTATCGTGGAAGGCAGAGATACGGCGGGCGGCGAGGGCGCCAAGAAGTGGAACGCCAAAACAGGGAAGTACGAGTAGATGGCTGACGGCCAACAATACGACACTTCGCAACTCGACGAGGTGCAACACCCGACGCTGGGCACGCTGAAGTTTCCTCACGCAATGCCGTTCGAGGAGCGGAACCAGCATATCGATGAAATGCTGAAGGCGAAGCCTGCGAAATCGCCGACACTTCCAAAGACAGACATCAATCTGCCGGGCGGTACGGACCTCTTGAAGAAGAAAGCCGCCGAACTGGGTGCGCAGCCGGAAACAGAATTTGAAAAGCAGAACAAGTCAGGTTTTTTTGGCAAGGCGGCAGAGGTGGCACGACGCGCTACGCAGGGCGCGGGATTACCGCAAAGCACAGAGGCGTCGGATTACAGTCTTTACCCTGGTGCGAAGCACATACTCACGCATCCGGTCGACTCGACCGAGTTGATTGCCGACGCACAAAAGCAGGGACTGCAGAGCCGTGCAGATAAAAGCGTGGCGGCATGGGACGCCGCAGGGAAAGAACCGAACTTCTGGAAAAAGGCTAGCGATTATTTGAGTTCGGGCACTTACGCTCTTGAATCTGGAGTTCCATTCCTCGGTCCAGCGGTTGGAGGAATGGCAGATTCCGGCGAGCAGGCCATTAGGGAGAAAGACCCGTGGGAAGATGCGGGCACTCTCGCCGAAGCGTTGGGCATGGGCGCGACGATGGGACTGGCGAAAAAGCCTACAGAGGTTGGCGGTCCATCATTCGCGACGAAAGCGGTGCAGGCAGCGCGCGGAACAAAATTGAGTGCCGCCGAGGCTGCAAAGGTACGCCCAGAAGGCGCATTCCAGCCGGCCTTGGCGAACACGCCGGCGGACGTACTCGCGCACGCGAAGCAGGAGGGCATTAACCTGACACCTTTTCAGGCGAGTGAAACAAAACTCGCGGGCAAACTGCAAGTTGCCGGCGAGCACGGAATCGTGGGAGGCCAAACTCTTGAATCGGCAATGAAGGCGGAGCGCGCAAAGTTTGGCGAAGCGGTCAACAAGTTCAGCGAGCGTGTCGATCCGACTCGCTTGGGACTGTCTGAGGAGGCGGCCGGGGAATCCATCAAGCAGGCGGCTGAAACAGCGAAGGATGTTTCCCATACGAATGCGTCGAACAACTACAAACAGATCGATTACCTAATGAAGGAGAAAGTCGAACCGAAATCTATTTCTGATGCATGGAATAAAGTCCGAGAGGACTTGCCGCTCGGTGCCGAAGAGCAGATTCTTGCGCAATCGCCGCGCAGCATGAGGGCCGTGGTGGAAGATTTGCTTTCCGGGAAGCCCGAAGGATTCAAGCCGACTTTCGAGCAGTCCATTCAACTGCGGAAGTTTTTCCGCGACCTGGCGGACACAGAAGGATTGCCGAGTAGAACGGAAGCCCTTTACAAGTCGATGGAAAAAACAGTCGGCAAGGCGATGGACGGCACCGCGCGGAAACTTGGTTCGTTCAAAGAGTGGGATGCGGCGAATCAGGGCTGGAAAGAGTACACGGCCCAATATGGCGACAAACAGAGTCCGCTCTACAAAATTCTCAATCAGAAAGACCCTGCGAAGATCACCCGCGACCTGATGAATCGAGGTTCGGCTGCGGACATCGAGACACTGACCAAGGAGGGCATGACCTCAGCGTTGGAACCGCTCCGACGTCAGGTCTTGCAGGACATTGCGCGCAATAAATTCACGGTGGGCCGTGATGGCGTAGGTGGCTATTCTGATTCTTTCCTGCATCAACTTTTCGGGCCAACAGGGAAGAAGGAACTGTACTTGAAGGCCGATCTCGCGCGCCGCATGAACTGGGAGCCGAATCCATCGGGAACTGGCGGTGTCAATCTTGCAGGCGAGCAACTAAGCAAGCCCAGTAAAATCGCGCAACTTTTTGGTGCGGCCAAAATGTCCATGCCGCGGCCTGCGGGGAGTTTCCTGCCATCCACCGCGCCGCCGCGCTACAACCTTTCGCCGGGACTCGTCACGGCGGCGATGCTGCACGCAAGGCAAGCGCAGTAGTCCTAATTTTTGTGAAGTGGAATATTTACCCAACGGCACAATCGGGGAAACCGAGCAACGAAGAGCCAACGGAGTAAACGGTACATGCAATATAGCGGCAAGCAAAATATGGTGGCGAAAAGCGCCCCTGTCCAAGCGTGCGCGATGAATGCCGCTCCAGTCAAATAAAGCAGCACCCAGAAGAACAGTGTTTCACGCACAGCGCGACGATTGAGATAGGCGCGAAGTCGGAACATTTTCAGTTCGCAACTCTATCCCGCAACACCAAGTTTTGTATAGGCAAAGCGTAGGCGAAACCACATCACGGTTAGAAAGGTAATTCATTGGACACCTGGATCACACCCGCCCTGATCAGCGCTGTCGTGTTGCTGGTGACGCAGGCCATCCTGTTCATCAACTGGTGGTATAGAAATAAGCGCGACTCGGACATTCACCGCGTGTTTTTGTACGACGTCGCGACCAACCATTTGCCGCACCTCTACCACGGCATGAAACAGCTCGCCAAGGCTCAAGGCATCGAATTGGAAGACCCTCCGCCGGTGCAGTTCATCCAGTTCAACGGGAAGCATAAGTGACGCTCTCGAATAAATCACTGCAGGTGCTCGCAGACCTGAAGAAAGAATTGCTCTCGGAAAAAGAGACTCCGCAGATGGAAGCTTTTCTCGCAATCAAGCACAAAAAAGAGAAGCAGAAGCGCGAGAGTCGAAAGCAAACGATGCGTCACGCACGGGTCCGCTGTTCCGGCTGGCAGAGATACTGTCAGCGAGGGAAATGGTAAATGCCTCTCCTTGGATCGAGCGCTTACAACACCGCAGGGCAAGTCACCAGCCTCATCCGAAGTTTGGTCAATGACGCATCGGGGAACTGGGCCACCGATGCTGTCTTGCTCCCCTACGTTTCCTCCGTCTACCGCACAACACAGAAGAAGATTGCGAACGCGGGTGGTGAAGGCTTCATCCAAGATGACACTCTGCTGGTTGTAAAAGCAGTTCCCGCCGCGCAGCAAGATCCCGGCACGCAGACCGTCATCAACGACGCAACTCCCGCGCCGAACCAGCTTCCTTCCAACCTTCTAGTCCCGCTGAAAATCTGGGAGCGTCCAAATCTCTCCACGCAACAATTCGTAGAGATGGAAGACATGTCGCAGCACGGCGGGCTGCCATCGCGCATTCAAACGGCAACGCTGGGCGAGTGGGAATGGCGCTCGGATGGAATTTACTTTGTCGGAGCCACGCAGGACGTGCAGATCCGGCTGCGCTTCAGTGCGGCATTTCCCGACTTGGCGGGATCGGGAGATGTAATTCTGATTCGCGGAGCCATCGAATGCTTGGCCTACGGCGCGGCGGGGCTCGTGGGTCTGGCGCGCGGCAGTCCAGTGGCAGAGAAAATAGACGAACTGTACAGCGATGCGATCGAAGACGTGATCCTCGAAAACGTGCGCCGCGACCAGAACACCGGGCGGCGGCGAAAGCCATTCCGTAGCCGTATGCGAAATTGGGGAAGGCGCGGATTTTGAGCGTAGCGGACGCAGTAGATGTCTCGATAGAGATTCTCGGCGGCCTCGTCACCGATGTTGCGCCTGCAGACCTCCCGCACGGAGTCAGTCCTGACTGCCAGGACGTCCAATTCTCTATCGGCTCCGTAAAAACCCGCCCAGGCATCACCTCGCAATACGCTTTGGCTGGCAATCCCACGGTCAACTATCTCAAGACCTTCATGACATTGAACGAAACCCCGCGCCTGCTCTCGCTCGATTCTTTAGGTGTTTTACGCAAGGACGCCGCGCCTGGGGGCGCTTTGCAAATTATTGCCAGCGGACTGCTCGGAGCTTTTTGCAAAAGCACTTCTCTTTTCGCTAGAGAATATTTCGCGCTCCACAACGGCATCAACGGAACGGACATCCCGCGGCAGTATGACGATACAAACTTCGACCGCATTTCGCAGGCCGGACCAGGTGCCGCGCCCACGGCCGTAGACTCGGCTGCCGCAGGAAATATTCCCGCCGGCGTCCACCAAATCAGTTGCATCTTCGTAACCCGCAACGGCTACTACACCAAGCCCGCACCGCCGAATCAGTGGACAGCGGCCGGCGGCAAGAAAGCCAGCATCACCAACATTCCCATCGGGCCTCCAAATGTAATAGCCCGCATCCTGTGCTTCACCGGGGCGGGAGGACCGAGTTTCTATCACCTGGGACCAACAGGGATCACGCTGGCGGGCAGCAATATGTACATCGCCGACAATGTGACCACGGCGCTGACGGTGGATTTTTCCGATGCGGTGCTGCTGCTGGGTACGCTTGATGATCCGCTGTTCAATCAGATTGTGCTGCCGCCCGTGGCCGGCGTAATTGATTACTCTACCCGCCTGTTGAGCTGGGGCGAGCAAGCCAATCTGCAATCGTTTCTGAGTCTGGGTTTCGATGGAGGATTCAGCGGCAACCTTCCGCTCGGCTGGACATTGGTCAACGCTGGCGGGTTTTCCGCAGTCGCGCAAGGCCAGCCCGTCGTATTTGGAGACGCCTACGAAATCAAGGGAGACGGCGCGACCGCAGTTCCCGGCAAAATCACGCAGAACGCCGCTGTAAACTACCTCGGGAATCCCATCCTGCAGCCCAACACCGCCTACACGGTGCGCGCGAGAATCATGGTCCTGGGGGCCACGCAAGGAACCATCCACGTTAATTTGCAAAGCACCATCCAAGGGTTCACGACGGCCGGAATATCGCAAGCGTTCAACACGCTAACAGGAGCTTATCTCGCCTACACCGGAAACTTGACCGCCGGCTTGGCGGCAATCCCTACGGATCTGCTGCTGCAGGTCTACGTCGACGGCACGCCGAACAACGGCGGTATCTTTCTCATCGACGAAATAGAAATCTACCCGACCAATCAGCAGTTCAACAACTCCAACGTGCGGGCCAGCAAGGGCCAGCTCAACATCCAAGGCCAGGAAAGCTACGATTCGCAAACCGGACTCCTGCAATACGGCCTGAACGACGGCACCAGCGTACGCACCTGCTTTAAGATTCGTGAACGCCTCTACATCGTAAAAGAGCATTCCTTCGGGGCAACGCAAGATGACGGCGTGAACGAGCCTTCGCTTTGGCCCATCACCGACGTGTCAAAAAAAGTAGGCACGCCGTCCGTCAACGGCGTGGGCATCGGCGAGGATTGGGCAGTGATCGCGCACCGCACCGGACTCTACATCTTCCACGGCGGAGAGCCGGAGAAGATCAGCCAGGAGATTCAGCCGCTCTGGGACACCATCAACTGGCAGTATGGATACACCATTTCGGTGAGCGTGGACACGCGCAAGCGAAGGATCTTAGTCTGCGCCCCGTTCGGCGCGTCGACCAAGCCCAGCAAAACTTTAGTGCTGGATTACCACGACGTCGGCGGAGCCGAGCAGATTGCGTCCAGCCCGCCGATTCACCTGACCTACACCGGCCGCAAGGCGGCATTCGATAAAGCCAGAAAGTGGTCACCGTGGACGATTGCCGCGAACTCCATCGCACAAATTGAGCAAGCCAACGGGCAGACACTCATCTACTTCGGGTCGAACGATGGAACGGGAAACATCAACCAACTGGACGACACCGGTCTTGTGTTTACTGACAATGGCGCGCAGATCCCAAGCTACTACACGACGGCCTTCTTCGTGGAGCAGCCCCAAGAGCAGGCTTTACAGCTCCGCACGCACCGCAAACTCTTCCAGTACATGACGCAGTTCATTCAGGGCAGCGGGACGCTGGGTCTGACCGTGTACCTGGCTTCGCTATCGAATGCTGTCGCGCTCAATCCGCAGACACTCACGAATCCAGCGGTTAAGGATTTAGAAGTGGGACTGAACCAACTGATCGAGCGCATGGCGGTAAAGGTTTCAGCGGGCGGAGTGGCAGGGAATTGGTTCGATTTACAGAAGACTACGCTCGCGGTGAAACAAGATCCGTGGGCTCCAGTGCGTGGCGTGAATTAGTAGAGGAACTTAACCGTGTCGCGTAGTTGGTTGTGCAGCCAGTTCGACCGTTCTTGTGCGGCGATCATTTTAACGGGAAAGCCAGTCGGGTACATGCGCGTCGTGAGCGAGCAAGGCTTCGTCGGGTCAGTTGCGCGAGCGACACACCCTTCAAAGGTGATGTTTTCAGCTTCGACAAATTCGTGACCAAAAAGCGTTTGGTTGCCCCACGGCTTTAGCTTCGGCAGAAACCGGGCCAGCAGTCCACCAAACAGAATACCAAAGAAGGAGCGACGTTCCATAATCGCAGGAGACTAACATATTATGAACTTCCAAACAATCGCCGTATGGGCAGCGCACCATCTGAGTTTTCATCTACTGTTCTACAGCTTCATCATTCTGCTGCTGCTTTACAAGCCACCGGCGGGCGTCATATCGCGGCTCCAAGGGCTCGGAGATTTCGTGAGCCGTCACTGGGGCGACTCCATCGGCTTGTACATGATCCACCTGGGAGTTGTGCTGATTGTTTTGGGTGGACTCTACGGTGCGTTGAAAGACGTCGCGCACGTAGGGGAGAGTTTCATCCTGACCGGCGTGGGAATGCTCAAGCTCAAATATAACCCTGCTCCGAACGGAAACGGCGGAACGCCTCCCGTGACTGAAGCGCCTTCACCTGACACGCCAGTGCCGCATGTGATTGCAACGGGACATCCTCAGTAGGTTGGGGTGACCGGCGAGAGTCGAACTCGCTAGAACCTGAGCCACAGTCAGGCGCCGCACCGTTTGGCTTCGGCCACGGCAGGAGAATAGCATGAACCCCCAGCCTTACGAACAGTTGAGCGATTTGCAGCTCGCCGCGCTTTGCATCTGGCGCGAAGCCCGCGGCGAAGGGCTGCTCGGCAAGCGCGGTGTAGCGCACGTCATCCACAACCGCGCCCAGCAAGGATTCGGGTACTCCATCGCTCACGTAATTTTGAAGCCCTACCAGTTCAGTAGTTTCAATGCGAACGATCCCAACGCGGATAAGTGGCCAGCGGATGCAGACCATTCTTGGCTGGACTGCCAGCAAACTGCGAGCGAAGTGCTCGGCGGAAGCGATGAAGATATTACGAACGGAGCGACGTTCTACTATTCGCCGCCGCTCACTGCGCCGCCGCATGCGTGGGGTCCAGTTGACATTGTGCTGAAAGTCGGGAACCTTACTTTTTGCAAGCCAGCCCGCCGCCCTGCCGATTTAGGACTGCAAGGTGATCTGTGAAGGTCTACGCGCTGCAAACGGATCGGCTCGGCACTCTCTCTGTCACGGTCGAGACCAATACCGCCGGGAAAAAGCACAACGAATACCTGAAGTACGCGCTCCAGTTCGCGGTGGGCAAACTCGGCTTCGACATCGGCAATTCTTCGGACGAAGCTAAGAACCTCGCGCTATCGCTGATGAGCGATTACTACGAAGGAGCTCCCGAGGAAGCGGAGCGGAAAGCAGATGCATTTCTGGGAGCGTTTCTGGTGCATCACACGATGCCACCGGGGAGTAAGCTGGAGATTAGCAGCGAGACGCTGGACAGGTGGGTGTTTCTTATGCAGATCCCGGTTGGGTGAAGAAATGGCGAAACGAACCACGTAACCGATACAGCAACTCCCCCAATAGGCTCCCACTTTTTTTGAAAATAGTTCTTGACGCCCATATGCGCTTTCCTGCATAGTGCTGCGCATGGCAAAGATTCATCCTCTCGGACAGAAAATCAAGGCTTTCCGGCTCAAGCGTCAGTGGACGCAAGCCCAGGTCGCCCGCCATCTCGGCATCAGCCGCCGCACGGTGCAAGCGTTAGAGAGCGGCCAATCCCGCGAGATACGCGCACTTACCGCAGCGAAGATCAACATGGCGATCGAGGCTATTGAGGGGAACGAGCCCGCTCCGCGTCAAGCCCTGGAAGTTGTAGGTGCGCGCCCATGACGCCGTCCTCCCTTTTTTTATTTCGAAAAGCGCAAATGCGGGTTATAAGTTATAATTCTCTGGGTAACATAACGCAGCCGTTAATCGAAAAAAATACCCCTCACGCCGTTTTACTCAGCCGGAACTCCTCAAACCGCAGCATAGCCTGCTTGCCGTCCACTACCGTGCGCGACAGCCGAATGAACGTATCCCGCTCGTCCAGCATCCAGCGTAAAACCCACGCCTTTGCTTCTGCTTCGCGTGCGATCTCCATGTCTTTCTTTGCGCGTTTCCATGCCTGTGCGGCTTCATCCAGCGCGGCCAGTTCTGCTGACTGCAAAGCTGCGTCGGACCAATCAATTACTTGCTCGGGACTAGGTAGCGAGTTCAAAGAGGCCTCCAGGGATTTGAGGTACGGCGGCGGATTCTCTGTGCATATGAACGGGATGTAAATAGATCGGATTAGTTCTTTCGTACGGGGTACTTCGGTACTGGGTTGTTAGAGCGCAGGCAATAAGGAGAGCAACGGTGTCCCAGCCAATCCGTTGGTCAGTAAGCGTAGACGAAGAAACAGTGAGACTTGAAAAGCGTTGGCGGGAGAAGTTCTCGCCGATGACTAAAAGTCGATCCTCTGTGGTGGTGCTTCTTTTTAAGCTGTGGGATGAAGTAGCCACGGACCCCAAGGTAATTCCGCTGCTCGCAGCCCTTCAAGGATTAAAAGTTAATAAAAGTGAATACGAGCTTCCTGCCCCAACTCTCTCCGTCGAGGGCAGGGCGAAGCCTCCGGTGCGTTCGACCTTTGGCGAGGGCACGCATCGGGGGCGGGTTTCCGGCGTTAGTCGACGCAGCTGTCTGGCTTCGGTGGTAGCGGTGGCATATGGCACCTCCTTTCCCCTGCATTCTACGCGGTTTATCGGGAGGGCGGCGTGATTCGCTTCATCCCAGCCTTCGTCTCTGTGGTCGCCGTTGCTCTCGCCGCAGGCTTTTCTTTTCGCGCACGTCTGCCGTGGCTCATTTCCGCGTATCTGGCCGTGCAGTGCGTGTTTGCGCTCTGCGCCTGGTGGAACCTTTGCCGCGGAGAGGAAGTGTTTCATAGCCACGGCTACCGCGTGTTTTTCGCTTCCGTTTTCGGTCTAACGCTGGCCGTCGCTTTGATCGTTTCGTTTGGTTGGCCCCTTGGTTTCCGCGTGAGCCTTGCTCTTTGGCCGTCGCTGCTCTTGACGCTCTATCTCTTGGCCGTCGCGCTCGACGCTCCGCGAGGGCTGCGCGTGACGATGATTCAGGGCGGCGTGCTTCTCTTTAACGGCGTGCTCGCGTTCATCGCCCGGGCGAAAGTGGACTCGCCGGAGCTTCGGTTTACCTCGGCTGCTCTCGCCTGCTTCTGGATTGGGCTCGGCATTTTCTTTTGGGCCTACGCGGTGGCAGAGGACGGGTGGACGGTGCAGAACCTTTTGATTCCGCCAATGCTCGGAATCGTGTGCTTTGGCTGGCTGGCGTGGAAGTTGAACGGCCTGCAGAGCGAAAGAGTACTGGAAAGCCTGCGCGACCAATCAGCTTTAACCGAGTTGCAGCACCTGGAGGCGCGGCCATGAAAGACCAATTCTTCGTGAGCATGACGACGTGGGCGAAGGTTCGCGGGGATTACTCGCAAGCGGAAAAGGACAAACTCAACGCCGCGATCACTGGCGAGGCCCTATGTCCGCGCGGCGTTTTCCTTGACACGGAAAAGCTTGGCGCAGAACTGACCGCGAAGATTCGAGCGGCCAACAAAGCGACGAATGCGCTGGTGCAACGATGAGCGACTTTCAATCTCCCTATCAGCAATTTCTCGAACAAGCAGAAAGCGAGGCAGCGATGACCCAACAAGAGCGCGACAAGATAACCGAGTTCGTGGCGAGCATGGGCTTTGAGCACACCGATGACCTGATGGTGCTAACGGAGTCCATCGAGAACCGCATGGAGGACCGTAGGCGTTTCGCTGCGAGGCGTGACGCGAAGGAGAAGGCCCATGCATCCGTGTGAATCAGACCGCGAGCATTCGACGGGCGAGATAGAAGAGCCGAAGGCATCGAAAGATTGCGATGAGTGCGAGCACCCGATTGCGGCGCACCACCAAGAATATGGCTGCCAAGTTGTAATCGCCGAAGAAGGAACTGCTTATCGCGGCCCGTGCGGATGCACGGCGTGGGAGCGCGAAGAGTGGCCGTGCGCATCCGTTCCGCTGGTGGATGAAGAGTTTGAAGTTCGGGCCAAGTAAATCCAATCGCTAAATCTACGAAAAGGAGAAGTGGAATGTTGAAGATCATCAAGGCGTCAGAACCAATGCTCGTGGAACAGATCGTACTCTGTATTTACAGTCCGCCAGGATTAGGAAAGACAACCCTGGGATTCACCGCAGATAGCCCGCTGGACTTCGACGCCGATAAGGGAGCCTACCGCGCGAAGAACCGCAAGGATACCGTTCCCGCACCAACGTGGGCCGCGATCGAGACTATGACCGCCGACGAGCTCCGGCCCTACAAAACACTGCTTCTGGATACCGCTGGCCGTGCCTTGGACCTCTTGGCCATTGACATCATCGCCAAAGACCCCAAGGCAGGTTCCGGGGGAACTTTGAACCTAAAGGGATTCGGCCAACTCAAAAAGCGCTTTTCCGATTGGCTGAAAATGGTCCGCCTGTTCGGGAAAGATGTGGTGCTCATCTGCCACATGGATGAGCAACGCAGCGGCGACGAAGTAATCGAGCGCCTGGACGTGCAAGGCGGAAGCAAGGGGGAAATCTACAAATCCGCCGACGCGATGGGCCGCATCTTCGTCAAGAACAACGGCGAGCGGTTTATCGACTTCAACCCCCGCGAAAATTCGTTCGGCAAAAATCCATGCGAACTTCCGATCATGCCGATTCCGCTTTCGAGCGAGCGCTGCTTGGCTGAAATCATCGCCACGATCAAAGACCGCTTGAATGCTTCCGTCGAAGTAGAGAAAGAGGCCGATCGCGAAATGCAGGACTGGGGTATTGCCATCAACGAGTGCTCCACCGTCGAGGAGTTGAATCAGTTGCTCCCCGAAGTGAAAAAGGCCAGCCCTGCAATCCGCTTCCTTGCGCAGAAACGTGCAAAGGACTTGGGTTTCGCATTCGACCGGACCGCTGGAATCTACAAGCCGAACGGCGCACCGCAGACCGCTGGCGCGGCAAGGTAGGCCAATGCTCAGCGCCTCCGTATCGAACGTGGACCTCTACCGCATGTGGCGCGGCAACGAAGATCTGGACACCGATTGGTTGCTGCGCCGGTTGCGCGGAGAGGACGAACAAACCGAGCAGATGAAGGCCGGGGAAGCGTTCCACAAAATTCTGGAAGCTCCCAACTTCACCGAGCAGACCGAAGTCACGCAGGGAGGTTTCTGGTTCTCGATTCTCTGCGAGATTCAACTGGCGCTTCCTCCCGTGCGGGAGCTTCCGATCGAGAAGCGTTACGGCGATTTACTCATCCGTGGGCGCGTGGACGGCTTATCCGGCAAGACCGTGACCGACTACAAGACCACAGCGCAATTCGACGCTGACCGCTTGATGGAAGGCTACCAGTGGCGCTTCTACCTCGACATGCTGGACTGCGACACCTTCACCTGGAAAGTGTTCGTGCTCTCCCAGTACGGGAAGCCGGGACACTACGACGTTACGCAAGCCCACGAACTCACGCAGAAACGCTATCCGGGCTTGCATGGGGATTGCGAACGGCTGGCCGCTGACTACCTGCAATTCACGCGGTCGGTCGGATTCGTAAAAGAAATAGTCGCAGCGGACTGATTTTCGTTAACTCGCCGGGGAGTTGGGGCAGGCTCGCACCCTTCCTCAACTCTTCGGCAGAAAGGAAGCGCAGATGGAAGGCAGATACGACAATCACCCGCTCGTCGCTCCGCACCTGGAGCATAGGGCGATATTGCATGAGCGCATGGACGACCTACAAAAGATTCTGGAATGCGTACACGCGCTGCTGACTTGTCCGTGCGCGAATTGCCAAGGGGAACGATCTATGGAGGTAGCTCATGCCCAGGCCCGATGACTGGTCGGATGTTCCAAGCGCGACCGAGTTGCTTAACGCGGAGAGGTGGCGGCAGAGATTCGCGATCGCTCTTTTTCTGCTGGCCTTCGCGGTGCTCTGTGCGGCGCTGGTGAGGGGATTGAATTGAATACCTGTATTCATCCAGACCGCCTGCTATTCGATTTCACCGTCCCCTACATGGGCGAAGTGAAAGTCTGCCTGGAATGCCGCCGAGAGCTTGCGCTGCGGACGGTGGAGAAACCGCTTGGACTTATCCCGGCAGATTGCGGACGACTCGGTTATCGCTGCTCACGGTGTGGCGGCGAGTACACCAGTACGGACGCGATGACGTGCTCCTGCAAAGGTCGGATTGAAGAGTGTCAGCGGTCGGCGAAGTTGTTTTTGGAATGGCTGAAGTATCGAGAGTTGACGGCACGGTAGCAAGGTCGGATCTGGTCGGTAAGCCAAAAAGGGGGATGTCCGGTGGCAGTAATACGTAAGGGTATGCGTGTACGCAGCATCTATGAGCCTGACCGTGTGTTTGTTGTGGACCGCAGCTTGCTACCAGGGCGCGTGTTCCACGAAAAAGGGGCTACGCGCTGGTACACGAAGAGGGAGTTGGTTCCCGCAGGGAAGCAATTTAAGGCACCTAAAAAAGCCGCCAAGCCTGTTACTCGTGCCAAGCTGCGAGCGGTGCGGAATGAGCGTTCCTCAGCGTTCCTCAGCACTCCGCCGCTGTCCCCTAAGCGCCCGTATCAGCCAAAACTGACCTGCACCGAATGCGGCGTGGAATTTACGCGCGGATCGAAGGCGCGAAAGTTGAAGCCGGGTGAGCGCCCGTTTTGCACAACCGCGCACCGCGTGAAATTTTGGAAGCGGCAGCAAGTTCCGATTGTTATCCACTTTTCCACACCGAAATCCACAGATAAAAACTTGCAAAAGGGAGCCGCATGAGTACAGCCCCTACGAGTCACGGAAGATCGTCTAGACGTGTGGCGGCGCAAAGCGGACAAAAACCGGAGTTTTCCGCAAATCCACAGGACTCATCATCACAAGCTTTAAATACTATTCAATTCTTAAAACCTAAGAGTAATTCTGTTTCTTGCAGTGATGAGCGCGGTGGAAAAGTGGAAAAGCGGCCGTGCAACCGCCAGGTATTCGCAAGCGAAGCGGTCGCGTTCAACTCCGCGCGGATGCTGCGCGGCATAAAAATCGCGGTGAAGCCTGAACGCTGTGCAAAGTGTGGCTTGATGCATTTATCCCGAGACAACGGAGGGCCGGACCAGCCATGAAGAAAAATCTTCCCTACTGCAAGCATCACCCGAACGTGCGAATGAAACTCTCCATCGAGCCTATTCCGTTCCGCGATAAAGGCAATCCAAATCTGAATCGCCAAGTTCTGCGCTGCCCGGTAGTGGATAAATCCACAAAGCTGCAGTGTCCGTGGATGGAGCTGGTGCTGGACAGCGAGCGCATAGAAACCGCATTTTGCAAAACCTGCAAGAAGCCTTTGACGCTCGAAGATCATCACCGCTCAGAATGCGGAACCTGCCGCTATGCACGGCAGAAGAAAAGCATCGGGTTGCACGCGCGGTATCTGACGAAACTGGCGAGAAAGCGAGTCGCGGCTTGAGCGTAATTCCTGAAAAGCGCGAAGACCTCGTGGCGATGGGTTACGTGTACACAGGCGACGGAAAGTGCCGTGATTGCCATGTGCGGGTGGAGTGGTGGATCAAGCCAAACGGAAAGCGAGTGCCACTTACCGTTCACGAAGAGGGTAGCGGGTTGATGCAGGAGCACACCGGGAGAGTTGGATTTTTCAGGAAGCTGCACTTTCTGCATTGCCCGGAAAGGAAGGAGCGATGAATACCGCGAAAGAAGTGCGCGAGGAAAAGCAGGGCCAGCTTGGCCGGCGAGAAGTAATCCTTCGCCTACTGAAAGAAGCAGGCCCGCAAGGCCGCACCAACCTGGAACTGAAAGACGTGTGCCTGCGCGTGGGCGCAAGAATCTTTGAACTGAGAGAGCGCTATGAGATCGAAACCAAACCGGAGAAACGGGGAGTCTATCGCTTTATTTTTCGCGGCGAAAAAGAGAGTCAGAGGAGATTATTCGCGTGACGCTCGGGAGGCGCTTCGAATTGTTGACGGCCCATGCCGCGCGCAACATCGCAGCACAGCGCAGAACGGAATTACTGGACTCCGTTCAGGATTGGCTGGAGTCCGATGACTGCCCGGCAGAGAGTATCGAAGAAATGTTCTACGCGCTGGCGGGAGTGGCGGCAATTTGCATGAGCGAGTATTGCGAAGAAGTGCAGGCGAGGATCGGCGGAGAAATCCTTGAGCGGGAGATGAAGCAGGGATGATGACCGAACGTCTGCGCACCCGTCACATTCTAGTGGTGTGCGGGATCTGTTTCTTTTGGTGCTGGCAGTTTGCGAAGGCTTTGGCGGCGAGCATTGGACAGTGAAAGGAGGATTGCAGCAAACAGGACGGGGAGCGGCATTCAGAGGGGAGTGAGAAATATCTGATCACTCCAGCGAGCGGAGATGGTACCCGACAGAAAATCGGGGCAACTGCCGGCGCTAGTACATCCTGAGGGGCCGTCACGCGGGGACGAGGCAAGCCCAGCACAGTTTTTGTAGAGGTTAAATCTGAAAGGAGCAATGTGGACATAAACAACATCTTCACCTATCACTCGCCGCGACCGGAGCAACTTCCGAAGTATGAAGCAATCCGCGCGAAGGCGAAGGAGTTGGGCCAAGTAATCGTGGACAACACGCCGACCTGCGCAGACCAAACCGCTGCGATTCGCTTGCTGCGTGAAGCGGTGATGACGGCGAATGCCGCTATCGCACTAGATGGAAAACTCTGAGGCAGATCGCGTGAGTGGCCCTCTCTGCGGTGCCCGCTGGCTAGAAAGCACTGAAGTGTTCTGTCAGCGGGAGCCGCATACATCGGGAGAATGCTTTTCCAAGATACAGATCATTTATGAAAACGGGATTGTAGGGAAGGCGGAGATTACTTGGAAAGATTTCAGGGAGGAACGACTTGAGCGAGCACCTAGCATTTGAGCATCTGCATAGCTACCCGAAAGTGTACGCGATTGGTCATGGCGCGATTGCGGAACTGTTCGACGGTGACGTGCTGGTGGAAGAGAAAGTGGACGGCAGCCAGTTCTCGTTCGGTGTGTTCAAGGGCCAAATTTCCATGCGCTCACGCGGCGCGACGGTAATCCCCGGCTCCGCTGATTCCGGCATGTTCGCGGCGGCAATCAAGTCCGTCGAGGAGATGAAGGACCGCCTACATGATGGCTGGACCTATCGCTGTGAGTACCTGCAAAAGCCAAAGCACAACGTCCTGTGCTATGGCCGCGTCCCGTTGCGCAACCTGATTCTTTTCGACATCAACACAGGCGATGAGGTCTATCTGTCACGCGCTGAGAAGGTAGCTGAGGCCGAGCGCATCGGCTTGGAATACGTTCCCGTGCTGCACTTCGGGCCAGTGAGTTCCCCAGAAAAGCTCTACGCGCTTCTACAAAGAGAGAGCGTTCTTGGCGGCAAAACAGAAGGAATTGTCGTCAAAAACTACTCCCGGTTTGGCAAAGACAAGAAAGTGCTGATGGGGAAGTACGTCAGCGAAGAGTTCAAGGAGACGCACGGCAAGGAATGGAAGGCCAGCAATCCAACGATGGCCGACGTAGTCGAGCGAATCATCGCCACGCTCCGCACCGATGCGCGTTGGGAGAAAGCAGTATTCCGGCTCCGCGATCTGGGCCAGCTCGAAAACTCCCCGCGTGACATCGGCAACCTCATCAAAGAAGTGCAGCGCGACGTGCGCGAGGAAGAGACGGAATTTATTGAGCAGAAGTTGCGGGAATGGGCGTTGCCGAGAATCCTGCGAGCATCCTCTGCGGGAATTCCTGAGTGGTACAAAAAGCGCCTGCTAGAGAGTGCCTTTCCGGCTGCGGAGACAACGGTCGAGCCGTGAAACCCGACTACATACTCCGCCAAGAAATAGCCGCAAACAAAAAGCTTCTCCGTGAGCGCAAGAGGCAACGCATCGGTCTGCCCTCCAGCAAGCCGACAACGCACTGGAAGGACGGGCATGAATACCTAGTAGGAGTGTTAGCGCACACAAGACGGCGCCTGGAAATCTTCCGCAACGCAGGGGGAGAAGCGACCTGGTTTGATGAGTCAGATCCCAGTACCGTCGAGGAAATTAAGCCGGCAATGTGCCAGGGGTGCGCGGAAACGCACTTAGTCGGATGGCTCGAGGGGGAATGGTCCCACCCAAAGTCGAAGGGTGAGCGACGCTGCGATTGCGCGGAGCATAGTTTGTGGGTCTGCCGTACTTGGCACGTCGTCTCAGGTCATGGGCGAGTGCTTCATTGGAGCCAGAGATGAAGGCGGGTAAGCAATTCGGCGTGCCGGGAGCTGAGAACGTAAATTTCCGGCACGGAAACAGCGTTGGCTACAAGGTCACCGGGACGTACCACAGTTGGCGAAGCATGATCCAGCGCTGCACGAATCCAAAGCGGCACAACTACAAATGGTACGGCGCCCGAGGCGTTACAGTCTGTGAACGATGGCGAATGTCTTTTGATGCGTTCCTGGCCGACATGGGCGATAGGCCGAAAGGGACCACGCTGGACCGATTCCCAAATAAGGAAGGCAACTACGAGCCCGGCAACTGCCGATGGGCGTCGCAGCGGGAGCAGATGCGTAATTCTCGAAACTTTCGAGGGATTGGGCCGCGATGGAGAGACGGCTCTTTTCGCACACCTTGGAAGATCAGGCGCGGGGAGGAACTTTCTATATGAGGCAGCTTTTCACAACCACCGTCCGACCGGAGCGAGCGATGGCATACCGCGCCAAGGAGGCTGAGCATGGCTGAAATCGAAGAGAATGGCGAGCATCCGTGCTTCGTTGGCAAAGCTCCATGCGGGTGCTACCGATTTGCGATGGTTAACGATGAGCACACACAAGCGGAGGATTTTTCAGAGATGGCTCGCATGGTGAAAGCTGGATGGAAGATTGAGATTAAGCCCGTCAAATTTGTGTGGGATGGAGGTCTGAATTTCAACTGCGGCCATATTCAGGCCAAAGCGTGCGGTAAGCCATGATCGACCCGTTTGAGCGGTATTTGTAGGGAAAAGAGGGAGGAAAAGTTTCCAATGACGCAGACGAAGCTGGAAGTGGGGCAGGAAGTTTGGGTGCGGGGCAAGCTGCTATACGTTTACGGGGACGGAGTGTTGCAAGTGAAATTTGAGCGAGCGGACCCGATGAATAATCAGATCGCGTTCATTGAGTCGAAAGACGTGCTCACAGGCAGCGCGGGAGCCTCTTCTGAGCCGCCGAGCGTCATCCATGTTGCACTTCATTTTGACGCCGACCAAAAGGGCTGGCCGCGAGTCGCTGGCGTGTATTCAACTTACGAGGCCGCCGAAAAGCGCGTGGAAGAACTTGGCAGCGGGGCAACACAATCGCTTCGCCTCAATGAGCCGGTGCGATTTACATCTGAGCGCGGAGGCAGCGCGGGAGCAGCGAGCGCAGAGCGGGAGAGTGATAGGGGAGCCCCAAATCTAAAGCGCCCAACGTGCTCACTCCACAATCGACTGATGGACAACATTGCGAGTGGCGGAGATGACTCAGCGGAAGTTTGGCAGTGCAAGGAGTGCGCACCAAGGCAGGCTCAAATTGAGCGGCAAATAGACGCACTAATGGAAAAGTTGCGCCCTGTCGCAGGCAGCGCAGGCTTGAGAGAGCGACTGGAAGGCCATTCCTTTATCTGGAACGACAACTATAAAGCGAGATGTCGCTGCGGTTGGCGTGACGATGCGCCGATGGGCTATACGAATGCGTGGGAAGCGTGGGTTGAGCACGTTGCCGCCCTCGCACGCGAAACTGCGCCTGCGGGTTCGCGTGAGCTGAAGGAGCGCATACAAATAATTATCGAGATGCTGCAACGTATCCTGCCAAAGGCACTTACAGAAGAACTCGGCATATCCGCCGAGGATACTTACGAAGGGTCGGGATATAAAAGCATTCTTGGCGTTCTTTTACCGCAAATAGAAGTCGTGTTGAGAGAGGAGCTTGCCACCAATGAGCGCAAGTGAGCTAAGTAACGCTGTGCGTAAGTACCTAGACTATTTCGACCCTGTAGACGGCTACGATGGAAATGTGGAGCTTCAGAAACTCAGCGAAGCGTTAGCGGCTTATGAATCTGACCTGACCTGTGGATACTGCGGAAATCATGCGGTGACGGACGGGCATCATCCAGCGTGTCCGCAAGCGGCTGCGCTGGCCCCTGCACCAGCACCCGACATACGACAAAAAGTGTGCGACGAAATCTTGTCCATCATGCGTGTGTACCGCGAACAAGAACAGTCGATGTATGGCGTCGGCACGCCCGGAGGACTTGAGCACATGGGCGACGTGTGGAAGCTGTTTGCCAAGTGGGAAGCTTCGCTGGCAGCGGGAACGGAGAGGGAACAGTGAGCGACGGAAAATTGGACTGCGAAGAACGGCAAACATTCTACCACGGCGCGGCGATGCACCTTTTATTCTGCCCGAAGAAGTTGGAAGAGTGCATTCGCTGTCAGAAAATCGCGGCTGCATTGGCTCTTACAGAGCGCACCCCGGAGGCGAGGAAGGAAAGCAAATGAGCCAAAAAGAGGAATCCTGTAAACGCTGCCACGGGACTGGCTACATTCCTTCTGAAACGTGCGACATGGGCTGTGTAGACTGCCAAGATAAATGTCCAGACTGTGGTGGTTCGGGCAACGCGGGAAAGGAAAGCAAATGAGAACCTGGAACCTAGACGGCTTGCGTAAACACGCCAAAGCTCGCGGTGAAGCAACCATATGTCACAAAGAAAAGAAGCGCCGCGCGTCCTCACTGATAGATGACCCGCCATGCGTATGCGGCTATCGCAAAAGCTCCCACAGCGAAAAACACCCTTGGCACAAATTCTACTTGAGCGAAGGAATGTGTGCAGAATTTCGGGCGGGAAAGGAAAGGAAGCCAGCTTTATGAGCGAGCATCGAGGCATTATTCCCCGCTGTGCGCCTTGGCGAGAGGTTGTGAGTCGGGAGTTCTTTGGCCGGCAAGGGTACAACTGCCTACTCTCCTGTGGCCATAAAGTCTACCGCGAAGGCGGCGTGGTACGGCCAGCGCCGAAGAAAGTCAGATGCGAAGGCTGTGCCGGCGATATTTTACGTGCTGAGAGCGCAGCAGCCGCAAAGGAGAAGGGGTAGCATGAGCGAGCGAACGCAAAGATCAATTTGGGTAGTGGAATCGCGTGAGAAATTCAGCACTGGTCGATGGAGTCTATGGAGACTATACCGAAGTTCTGGTATTCCCGAGAACCGCCAGGAAGCATTCGACATCGCCGCCAATCTGAATGGTGGAAGCACGAACGTACAATATCGAGTTTGGCAGTATGGGCCGGTGCGCCCATGACCGACCACAGCGAGAAGGCGCGGGAGCTGGCAGAGCGGGTCTATCAGCTTGAACGCGATGAGCATTATTCATATTGGAGCCGAAAGAGTGGGCACTTGGCCTGTCAGTGCGGCACGGAATTTGAGAGTGGCGTAGGGCATGAGGAGCACGTCCTGAAAGTCGCTGAGAAAATCGTGGCCGAGGCGCTGGCCGCGTGTCGGCTGGAGGCGCGCATTGCAGAAGTCGAGCATTGTCAGATGATTTGGTCGAATAACTGGAACGATGATTTGCTGGGAGAACTTTTTGACAAGCGTATCGCTGAGTTGCGCGCCGCCTTGGAGCGAGCAGCGGGGCAGCCAGAAGCGAAATCTCAGGTTTGATGCAGAACCCTTGATCCTATGATGTTTTTGCACAACCACCGTCCGACCGGAGCGAGCGATGGCATACCGCCACAAGGAGACTGGGCATGGCTGACATAAAAGTATTCAAGTTAAATGATTGCGATTGGTGGGCTGCTAGCGACCTTGAGGCTGCCAAAGCTGCCTACATCGAACAAACCGGCGAAGAAGATTTCGATGATGCATATGAACTGAGCGACCACCAAATGGAGTTTCTAAAATTCCGGCGTGACGATGACAATCACACGGAAGTGTCATTCAAGGAAGAATTGGAACGCAGGCTCCGCGACGGCGAAACATTTCCATGCTTTTTCGCCTCCACGGAGTATTGATGCGGAATGCCATGAATGAATCCGCAAGCGGTAGTTGTAGGCCATGATGTTTGGGGTGCCAAGGGGAGCGAGTGAGAGGTTTTTAGGAGCGAGCGATGCAGATAATTCATAGTGAGCCGATTGAATCTTTTCCGTTTGAGCGGATGTCACGAGCGATGGAGATGGTTGGGTGGAAATGGTTTATCGGCAGGACGCCGAGCGGTCCTGAGTTGCAGCTTGAGGCGTCACGGATGTTGCGAGATTTGCAGAAGCGCAAAGATTCAAAAACGGTGGCATCTGGTGGGCTGGTGGTTTCGCGCGACGGCAATGTGGGATTCGAGGCGAAGAGTGGAAAGCTGGCAGCCTGTCAGAAAGCGTGGGAATACGGCGGGCCGGGGCGAGACTAGACGGATGAGCGATCGACACATGAAGCTATCTGAATTAACCCCGCGGCGCCGGCAGATCGTAGAACTTGTCAGCGAAGGTTTGAGCAATAAAGAGATCGCTGCGAAGCTGGGCATCGCGCCGGATACTGTGGACCGCATTCTATGCACGATGTACGACAAATTCCTTCCGTCGCAGGGAACACGCAATCGACTTGCGCTGACCCGTCTATTTTTCGAGTTTAGGCCGATAGCATAGTTTACGGTATTTCCTTCCTCGGATGATTCCTGTACAAAGCGTCGAAGAACCGCAGTTCTCTCCTTTCTCTCGCTGAACGGGGCGCTATTCATGGCTGGGTAGCAGCCCCAGGAAGCGGGAGGTGGTTGGAAAGGAAACTTTGAGCCTATCCCCGAAGTTAGCCTTCGATGTATGCCATGAAGTTTACGCAGCAATCCGCGGTGATCTTGACGGCATCGCCTTAATCGACCCCAACAAAGTACCCAGCGATCACTGCTGGCGGCCGCAGAGCGGACCGCGAGGAGAAGAGTATGTTGCCGACTTCGCGCTTGCGGGCAGAAAAGCACTCAGCCGTCCCGAAGATGCATCGCGGCTCATCCTCTTCAACTTGTTCTACCTCGCACTCAACCCGTACCAGAGCGTGCGGCACTTCATTGGATTGCGTGAGGACACCTGGGCGATGTGGACTGAGGAGATTCGGGAAGCGGTAGGCAGGGAGATTATTCGGCGGCAGATGTTTCCGCCACGCAACTACTTCAACGAGCGGACGAAGCCGAGGAAGCAGCTAACTGGGAAGATCAACGGCAAGCCTGCGAGTGCGCACGCGGTGTCGACTTACGGAATGAACTACCTCCGGAGTACGGAAGAGTTTCGCGGATTAGCACGCGGAAGCGCAACTTCTTGAAAAAGTACTTGACAACCCTACAGCGATTCCTTGACACTCCCCTACGTTGAACAGTCAGCACTGAAGCCGCCCCACAGATGGGCGGCTTTTTTATTTCCCCGATGAAAAAAAAAAGGAACTTCGAGATGAGCGCTTCGCTCAAGAGTATGTGATCGACCTGAACGGTGAGCAGGCGGCGATCCGTGCCGGCTACAGCGCCAAGAGCGCACGGTCTAAGGCGTCTCAGCTATTAACAAAAGTAAACGTGCAAGCCCGAATCGCTGAACTCACAAAGGCGAGAGCGGACGGCCTTGGGCTGACTGCCGAGAAAGTTCTTCGAGAACTCACGCTGATGGGCTTCTCGAACATGTTGGATTATGTTAGGCCGCAGAAAGATGGGTACGCGTACGTCGACCTCTCGAAGCTGACGCGAGAGCAAGCTGCGGCGATTCAGGAAATAACGACAGAAAGCTTCGTGGCGGATGACCCTGAGTCGGAAGACGGCGACGGCCAAAAGATTGTAACGAAAGTGAAATTCAAGCTGGCCGACAAGCGCGGCAGCTTGGAGTTGCTGGGGAAATACCTGAAGTTGTTTCTGGATCGTACCGAAGTCACTGGGCCGGGTGGTGGTCCGGTGCCAATTCAAATAGTATCCGCGATTCCACGACCGAAACGTGATAAGTCCGCTACTCAAGGTAGTTGAGACTTACACGCCGTTTCCCCGGCAAGCAGAGTTTCATCGCAGCCCAGCGAAGTACCGGCTCTTTGGCGGGGCTGCTGGCCCAGGTAAAACCGCTGCATTGGTCTGGGAAGCGGTCATGCAGAATCTGGAAGTAGAACGCAGCACCGTTCTGCTTCTGCGCCGGACCTTGGGGCAGCTCGAAGATTCTCTGCTGAAAGAGTTTCACAAGAGCGTGCCGTGGCGCGAAATTGGCGCGCGGTACAACGACCAGAAGCACCGTGTGATGTGGCCGAATGGGTCCGTGCTGCGCTTTGGATATTGCGAAGCGGAAAACGATGTCTACCAATATCAGGGCGCGGAGTTTCTGTTCATCGGGCTTGATGAACTGACGCACTTCACGCTGAAGCAGTGGCAGTTCTTGACTTCCCGTAATCGGCATCCAGGCTGCTTTGCATCAATGGCCGGGGCAACAAACCCCGGCAACATCGGGCACGCCTGGGTGAATGCGTTGTGGGGCTGCGATGGCACTGGCAAGAAACCAGCTCCGGGCATGGATGAACCGGAGAAGTATGACCCGAACGATTACGATTTTATCCGCGCGCTGATCGCCGACAACCCGATTTACGCGAACGACAAGAATTACCTGAAGACGCTGGACGGACTGGGCAAGGCGTTGCGTACCGCGATGCTCGAGGGATTGTGGGATCAGTTCGCGGGACAGTACTTCGACATTTTCAATCCGAATCGGCACATTGGACGCTGGCAGGGCAGTGAACTGCTTGCGAAGGTCATCAACAAAGATGGCCAGCAAGTCGGCGAAAAGAAATACAAGATTGAATCGTGGTGGCCGAGATGGGTTTCGCTTGATTGGGGCAGACAGCATCCTTCGGCGGTCTATTGGCACACGACGGCACCGGATGGCAGGCACATAACATATCGGGAGTGGGTGCAGCCTGGCTTGACTCCGCGAATGTTAGGGACGGGAATCGTTGAGCGAAGCATTGACAGCGAGGGACGCCCGGAAACAATTCAGCAGTTTTTTATCAGCCCGGACGCAAACGCGGACCGTACGGGTGAGTCCACTATCTTTGAGCAGATCCGAGAACAGACTTCTACTGGTAATCGACTCCCGAATCCAGCCGAGGCAAGTGATGATCGGATTGGAGGGTGGCAGCTTCTCTACACGCTTCTTGAGGCTGATGAATGGCTCATCGCAGAGAACTGCAAGGATTTAATTGGCTGCCTTCCGCGGCTGATTCACGACGAGAAAAAAGTTGAGGATGTGAAGAAGGTCGACGGAGACGATCCTGCGGACTCCGCGCGCTACGGCTTGTATTCACGGCTTGGAACCGTACAGGCTCCCGTAGAAGTACGCCGCGAACAGGCAATCGCTAAGGCCGCGAACCCGACCATGCGCGTGATTCTGGCGGAAAAGTTTGACGAAGAAGAGAAGAAGAGAAGCCGCCCTGTACCGCTGATGCGGCGGCGCCGGCATTAAACAAGTTTCGGAGGAAATGAAATGAAGAATTATCGCAAAGCACTGATTAGCCTTCTTGTGGCTTACGTGCTGATCCTGGCGGGATGGGCGCCGCCTGTTCTCGCCCAGCAGGGAACTGCCGCAAGCTACGTTGCTGGCGAGCGAAACGTAGCTTGGTACAACTTCGGCAAGGGCTCGGTGCAGGGCGCGTACATCACTTCGGGTAACACCGCGACTGGCTCGCAGACGATTACGGTGTGCCCCGCGTTCCGGCCTCTCCCTGATGGCCGTGTCGTGAACCTGTTTGGCGGTCCTGGGCTGGCTTCGGTGCCGATCACCGTTGATGCGCAGAGCTCCACAAACGTCGAGACGGTCACTCCTACCGCTGTCGCACTGACAACGCCTCAACAGTTGCAGGGTTCCAACCAGGCGGTCTCTTGCGCGCAGATCACCGCATCTTTTTCTTTTACTCACGCGCCTTCGCAGAACACCCACCAAGTAATCTCCGGTGATGGCGGAGTCCAAGAAGCGATCAATGATGCGGCCCCGGCAGGCGGCGGTGTCGTAACCGTTGGAGCGGATTCCGCGGGCTTTGTAACGAACGCCATTCTTGCCGCGGCGGTTCCTTATGCGAACGTGAGCATCGCGGACAAACGCGCGGCGTTGCAATATTGGAATCCCGCTCCGACAACCACGACCACGATTACCGCGCCCACAACGCTGACCGCGACAACCGTAGGCTTCGGCTTGAACGGCGCGAACACGACAGGCGGGACGTACACGGGTGCCTCTACCTATCACGTCGCGGTAGCTTGCGTTGACGTGATGGGGAATGAAAGCCAGCCATCTGCGGACTTTAGCGGGCTTACCGCCGGGACGGGCACAACCAATCAAATCGGTATCGCGGCCCCTGCGGCGCAGACGGGCTGCGTTGGGTGGGTGCCGTACATCTCGCTAGCTGGCGGTTCCTATGCGCTTGCCTATCGCGTGCCGGTAGCGACCTACTCTAACGGTGTCCCCACGGCGAACGGTGTCTGCGCTCTTACGCAGATTGAAACTATTACGGCCGCCTGCAAGATCACAAATTCCACTTACAACCAGACAGGCGTTGCGGCGATCGTTTCGGCTCTGACGGTCAACACCGCGCGCATCTGGGTAGGGGTGGGCGGGACCTCTTCGACGTCCGACGTTGTAGGGAACTCGTCCGCGCGCACGACTTACGCTTACGCTCCGGGTGCCCGGCTCGCCATCGGAAACGTACAAACCTACAACGCCTTCGCTGCGGCGACGGCGCCGGCCACGACCGTTCCCGCCATTGTCGGAACAATCCACCTGCCGCCCGGCTACATGAACTTTGTTGGCCGCTCAATCCGTATTTGCGGAACGATTCAGGGCGGCGGCGCCAGCACGGCAACCGTCGAGAACGTAGCGTTCTACTGGGACGCGGACGGCTCCAATGCAACCGGTGCTGGAGTCCTGCTGAGCGGACCAACGCTCACGTCAACGTTGACAGGCACGCCTGCCATTCAATTCTGCCAAACGCTCACCACTACCGTCTCTGGCTCTGGTGCGACTGCCGGATCAATTCTATCGACCCAAGGACACATCACGATTGCAAACGGCGCTGGCGGAACCGCTGGCGTAACCACCATGACGCAGCCCGGTAGCGCGGTAGCCTCGCTGAACTTGGCACAGGAAGCGCGCATCGACATCGACTACCTGCACACCACGGGTACGGACGGAACCGAAACACTGAAGAACCTTACGGTCGAAGCGATCAACTAGATGACTTGGCTCCGCCAACTCTGGCAGCGCATCAGCGGCATTCGGCTAGCTCTCGTTGAGTCCGAGAATCGCCTGCTGATCGAAACCAATGCCGCACTCGAGGAAGAGAACTATCGCCTCCGCGGCGAGGTGCGAGCGCTGACCAATTCACTACTGAGCGGAGCGGGAGTAACCCCGCTTCCGCCGGTCAACGAAGAGCCGCCGAAACCAATTCAGCGTATCCGGCACCTGACCGTGCATCAGGAACGTCGCTTGAATGAATTGAAAGCTGCGCGGATCGCGGTCAGTGAGGCCAAAGAGTTGCGCAAGCGCTTCGAGGAAAAGTATCACCCGGCAGTCAGGAGTAACTGATGAAAGATTTACGAGAAGCCCTTAACGCGATGAATACCAGCTCCGCCGAGTCGGAGAAGAACCCGACTAATGGCGCACAAGAGGAGCCCGCCGGCGACCGAGGCGGACGAGTAATCGCCACGCATCATCATTCCCACGAAGGCGGAGGCGGCAAGGGAACGCACAGTGTCCATCACATCCATGAGGATGGGACGGTGAAGAGTTCCACGCACGGGCATGGCGAGGGTGGTGGAGCGTGCCCACTCTGCGGCGGCACTGGCAAGGAGTAAGCGAAATATGGTTTGTCCAACATGCGGACTTGATAACGAAACCGGCGAATCTAAGCTCTCGAAGAGGGTTGCAGAATTCAGCCATGGCCGTCTGCGCGTTTACGAGTGCGGCGGGAAATCGCTATTCCCTGTTTACGGAATGTCCGGCGGCCTGGCGGCGCAGTATGTCTTCTATCTCTACGATGGCAACGAAATCGGCAAAAAAGAATACCGGGTTTTGTGCGTGCGTCTGCCGCATTTGACCGACGACATTGAAAAAGGAACCGAGCGGGCTGCACGGCTGGCCGTCGAACGCTTTGATGAGTTGTCCCATGTAATCCAGGATGGCGGCGACATGGGCTTGCAAGGGTTGGATTTACGCGAGGAAGTCGGTGCCTGCAGAGAGTAAAGCACAGCGCACGGCAATGGCGATTGCCGAGCACGATCCGCAAAAGCTTTACAAGAAGAATCGGGGCTTGCTGCGCATGACAAATTCCCAGTTGCATGATTACGCGGCGACTCCCGAGAGGGGCTTGCCGGAAAAGAAAAAGAAGAAAGCTTGAGACCGCCGAGCAAGGTCCGCATTCCGGTTCAGATGGACAAGGACAGGCCGGAATTTGCGCCCGTCACAAACGACAAGGGCGAGCACGCTGGTTTTGCATTGAAAGTTTCTAAGGAGCAACCTGATGGCCGACAAGGAAAAGCCGAACCTTCCGCTAAAGGCTGAAGCGTTCTGGCATCCCCAGGACTTCAACAAGGACACCAAGACTTTCGAGAAGCCGCGGCTAGAATTGCGGCTCGAACTGTTGCCGACAAGCGAGCTCTCGCATCACCAGCTTGCCGCCATGTTCGACAAGGACGTGGAAGTCTCGGTCGACTCGACCAACGAACAATCGATTCTGAAGGTCGTTGTCACCTTCGAGCACGATAAAGACGCCGCTGGCGAAGGCAAGGCCGAGCATGATCTTCATCTCGCGGCGCGCGACAAGGGCATGAGCGTGCCCGCGTACCGCGAATGGAAGGCCGCTGAGGAAAGGAAGGCTGCGGACGCCAAGGCCGCTGCGGACAAAGCGGCAAAGAAGGCCGCGAAACCGGAACCGCCAGCCGCGACCTAGTCTGAGAGCCCATGCCGATCAAAGAACTTCTCGCGAGCATGGCGCAAGGTGTCGCTGACAAGCTAGGAGGGGAAAAGAAACAGCAACCTGGCTCACAGGACGGTAACGTACCTTCGCCTGCAGGACTGAGCGAAGCGCAGAAAAAGTATGGGCCGAATTTCGAGAAGCTGAAGGATCTCCGCCCGGATCTGGTAGGCGCCCTCCAATCTCTTGTGATGGAGCGGCGCCTCGCGGACATCTGGGCGCAGCGCCGCAAAATCCGCCGCATCCGCATGGCGCGGGATTTCTGGCAAGGTAATCAGTATTCGAGTTATGACGGCGATGCGTACAGTTCACCCGCTGGCTTGCGGGCGAACATGGACTTTGACGACCCGGACAGCGAAGAAACCGGGCCGCGCTATCAGTTTGTAACGAACTTTTTCCAGGCGTACGGGCTGGGTTTTTGCGCGGTGATGAGCCAGGACGTTCCGCACCCGGAGTTTTATCCGGCTTCGCGGGAGCGGCAGGAAGACATCACCTTCTCGAAGGTCGTTGATGACGTCGTTGACGAAATAGAGCGCAACAACAAGCCCAAGAGCCTGCTGACCAATATCGCCAATCGGTTCTGGACCGACGGGACCATGGGCGGGTATGTCCGCTACGTAGTCGACGGCGAACGATTCGGCTACAAAACACTGCCGGTGCAGGGCACGCAAGAAGGGAATCTCGGCGGCGTGCCGATGACGCTGCCAGTCGACCAGGGCGAAGAGAAAATACCGAACGGGCAGGAAGTCATTACCATCGTAGGCGGGCTGGAACTTGCTGTCCCGAACTATGGCGATGACTTCGAAGACTGCGAATACCTGCAGTGGAATTGCGAACCGGCAATCACGAAGCTGAAGGCCGCGTTTCCGCATGCTGCGGATGGAATCGAAGGCGATTCCGGGCTTTCCGCCGATCAGGTGTATGAACGCATCGCACGCCTGGGCGTGAAGCAGAACGTTCCGTATTTGGTGCCTGGCGATGCGCTGAGCATTCTGGCGACGTTCAGCCGGACCTGGCTGCGCAAGTGGGCTTTTGAAGGGATCAGCGACAAAGGACTGAAGAAAGAGCTTCAGGAGCTATTTCCCGACGGTTGTTATGTGGCTTTCGCGGGCTTGCAGTACTGCGAATCACGTAACGAGTCGATGGCCGATCACTGGCGGATTAAAAACGCCATGCCGGGAGACGGGCAGAGCCGCCCAGCGGTTGGTGGCGCACTGATCGACGTGCAGGATCGTTACAACGTCCTGGCGAACATTCAGGCCGAGACGTATGAGTACGGCATTCCGCCGATTTATTACAGCGCGAGCCGGCAGAACTCGGACGCGATAGGCAACACGGTTTCAGAACCAGCGGTACACATTCCCATTCAGCCGCGGCCGGGAATGGCGATTGCGGACGACTTCTTTCAGCCCGATCCGGCAAAAGAAGCTGCGACTCTTGCGCAGACCATGCAGGAGTTGATGGGTCCGGTAGCGCAGTTTCTCTGCGGCTTGTTTCCCGCGATCTTCGGCGGCGAAATGCAGGACGTAAAAACGGCCAAGGGCTACCAGATGGCCCGCGACCAGGCGATGGGCCGCTTAGGGCTGATCTGGCGCGCGGTGCAGGAAGTTTATTTTGAGCTGATGTTTCTGGGCGTTAAGTGCTTCAAGGAAAACCGCCCGGAAGACGTGGAAGTGCCGTTCGCCGGCGAGACAGATCAGGAAAAAGCAAAGTGGATTCGCAAGGGCGACCTACAGGGCAACATCATGCTCAAGGGCGAGCCCGACGCGGACATGCCGCGGATGAAGGGCGAGCAGCGAGCGGTGCTGCAGCAGTTGTTTGGGCTGGCGGATAATCCGCTCTTGCAGGAAGTCTTCACCGAGCCAGCCAACCTTGGATTCATCAAGGAAGTTTTCGGCATTACGGAACTGGAAATTCCGGGCGACGATTCGCGTGTGAAGCAGATGCGCGAGACGCAGATGCTTTTGCAGAGCGGACCGTTTCAGCCGCCACCGCAACCGACCATGCAACCCGGTCCTGACGGGCTGCCGGTTGAAGGGATGGTGCAGCCGCCACCGCAACCGACGATTGGAGTGGGAAAGTACGACCGTCACGAGGTAGAGCTGGCCGAAGGGCTGCGCTACTGGAGTAGTAACGCAGGACAGGATGAAGCGCGGTCGAATCCGCAAGGCTGGGCAAACTTCACCTTGCACCTGGACATGCACGCGCAGGCGATTGCGGAAAAAGCGGCGCAGCAGCAGCCGAAGATTCCGCCGAAACCGCCAAGCATGAGCGTGCAGATTGACAAGCTGCCGCCGGGGCCGATGGCACAAGCACTGGCGATGGATAACATCCAAGCGGACCCGAACGAATTGGCCGCGAACAAAGAGCAGCAGCGGCAAGACAAAGCGAATGAGTTGCAGGCGAGGCTCAGCGCGAAGGGGAGTGGCGGAAATGTCGGGTGATTTAGGACGGGGAAGCGTGAGCGTTCACGGAGTCCTGAAGCTAGAAGATGGAATGAACGTTGCGGACCTTAGGAAGCAACTGGATTCGCTGCCAGCAAGCGGCGTTCTGTATTTGGGTGACATTCAAACCCTGAGCGAAAAACAAGTACGCATCGCAGTCGAAATTAAGGGCGGCACGTTGGCCGGGAAGGAATTGTAATGAATAGGTTCAAATATTTCGGCTCACGGCCCGTGTTCTACTTCGCGGAACCTGCAGGCGGTGCAGGAGCGGGCGGAGGTAGTGCGGCTGCAGGGGGCGGTGCTGCGGCGAGTGGAGCCGAAGGGGCAGGCGCTACAGCGGGCGGTGGAACTGGCGGTGGTGGAGGCGCAGCAGCGCCCGCAGTCAGCGATGAAAAATTCCTCGAGCAAGCGCACCCGCAGCAAGCGGAAGGTACGGATGCCGCAAAAGCAGCCGCAGACAAAGCGGCAGTGGACGCCAAGGCCGCAGAAGGAGCCAAGGACGAAATAAATCTTTCCGCGCTCGAGCCGGGACAGCCGGAATGGCTGGGCAACGTTACCGATCCCGCAGCGAAGGCGGAGATTCAGAAGCTTCTGGATTACCAGAAAGCGGTATCCGCGCGCTTCAAAGACCAAGCGGAACTGGACGCATTCTTCAAGGATCTGCCGGGCGGCAAGGAGCAAGTCGCCGCTTTGCAGTTGCTTTCAAAAGAAGTAGGCGAGATTGACGGGCACATTGAGGCCAATACGCCCGAGGGCAATGCGCTGGTGGCCGAGCGGTATTTGAGCGAAGCGCCAGATGGCGGATTGGGGCTCTTCAAGGCGGGAGCGCATCACCTCGCGAGTAAGAACCCCGAAGCGTACGCGCAGATCGGTAAAGAGATTGCCAACTCCACGCTGAAATCAGCGGGCATCGGCGCCGACGTGGATTCCGTGATTAGTGCGGTCAATGAAATGCGCGCCGCTGTCGCGAAAGATGACGGCGAAGCCTTCGGCAAGGCCGCAGCGAAGTTGCTGGGCGAGCCGAAAGCGGATGCTGTCTCGAGCGCCGATCCCCGACTGACCGCCGCACAAGAGCGCGAGAAAGCGGCTCGTACAGCGGAAACAAAAGCGCTCGGCGAAAGCTGGCAGTCCCGCGACGTAAAGATTGGCGAAGGCTTCAAATCGCACATCACCAGCCAAGTGGAGAAAATATTCAACGAGAAAGTCTTCACCAACGCCAAGAGCGTGACTGCGGAACAGCGCGCGGACCTGAGCGGAAAGATTTACGCCGAAATTTTGGGGCAGGTCGTATCGAATGCTTACCTGCGGGCGCAAGTCACGCAACTGATCGGCATCGCCAATAACGGCGACTTGTCCAAAGCAAATCTGCGCGCCACGCAAGCCGAATTTGACAAAGCGTTGGACCTGCTGAAGGGCGCAGCCAACGGGGATCTAATCAATCGCGCCGTCGCGAAAGTGGTATCGGCCTTTGCGAAAGAGCGAGCGGGAACAAATGCGGCCACGCGCGAAGCGGCCAAGGGCGCGGCGGCTACCTCCGAAAAAGTCGGAGCGGCACCGGCGGTGCGGGGCGGTTATAAGCCCATCACTGAAGATGAATTGAAGGGCAAGACTGACGAAGAAATTCTAACGCTCTACACGGAACGGCGCGGAGCCTACGCCTAAACGATTTTACAGGAGAAATAACAAGCTATGCCTCCACAGAGTAACGCGGAAGTCGCGGCAGCGCAGCTCGAGCTCGTCGACCCGACAATCGCCACGCTTTTCGAGCGCGGCCAGCACTTCCTGCAGGAGATCGAGCGCGCGGAAGACGCGCACGAAGTCTCTACACGCTTGATGCGTCTCGTGCTCGAAGTGAACCCCGGCGGCGATGCGGGGAGCTTCGACCCGGACGGCGGAGACCTCGGCACCGGGAGCGGCGAAGTGTACGACGTCGCCATGGTCGGCCCGGTCTACAAAAAGATGAGCTTCGAGCTCACCTTTCTGTCGAAGTACGCCACTGACTCGCGCAAGAAAGCCGTAATCGACTCCACGAATAACATTGTGGCCAAGGGCATGAAGCAGTTCCGCGCCTACTTGGACAAAGTGCTGAACGGCGGGCCCGGCAACGGCGTGCTGGGCACGATCGCTTCCCTTGCGGGCACAACGGCAACCATGGCCGTGCCTTCGGGCGCGCAGTTGGTGTATGTGAACCAGCCGGTGCAGATTTACGACTCGACACTGACGATTAACCGCAGCGCGAACGCAGGTCTTATGACGCGCGTGCTATTGGCCGATCCGATCGTCACGCAAACCATCGTCTTTGACCAGTTGCCTCCGGGCACCGTGGCGACAGACGTGATTGTCAGCGCGGGCTTGAACGGTGCGAATCCGGTGGATCTCTACGGCATCAAGTACCACCAGAACAATGCGACAACCGGAACCTGGCTGAACCTGAACCGCGCGAATTATCCGGTTCAGTTGCAAACGCCGCGCGTCAATGGCAATGCCGGTGCACTCGTGCCCATGCAGCCTTGGCTGGTAATCAACAAAGTCAAGAAAGCGCTGGGACTCGAAGAGCTGGGCCGCCCCTTCTGGCACATGCCGGTGGAGCAATCGCACGCCTGGAACCAACTCGCCGTCACGGTGCAGATTATCGACCGCGCACAACGGGAAACCGGCGAAGGGCAGGACATGGCCATCCGCGGCGCGAAGTCAAGCGCCGGAAATATGTGCGGACTGCGCATCAAGGAATCGCAGAACGCCGACCAGACGCGCGTCGACCTGATTGATGCTTCCGTGTGGGGCCGCGCGGTGATCAAGAACATCGGCTTCATGAAATTCGCCAATGGCAACGTCTGGTATCAGAAGTACGGTGCCAGCGGCGGACCGGCGGCCGC